GACCCCTACGGCAGAAGAAGCGGCGATAGTTAAGCGCGAGTGGTGGAACGAATGGCCTCACGACGACCCGCCTAGTTGCGAGTACATAATAATGACGCTTGACGCGGCGGCAGAGAAGAACAACAGGGCTGACTACACGGCACTCACTACGTGGGGTGTTTTCTTTCATGAAGAAGAGAACTGCTACTGTATTATTCTGCTCAACTCTATTAAAAAGCGGCTTGAGTTCCCTGAGCTAAAAGAACTAGCGATGGAGCAGTACGAAGAGTGGGGGCCAGATGCGTTTATTGTGGAGAAAAAGAGTAGCGGCACGCCACTGTATCAAGAGATGCGTAGGTCTGGACTCATGGTTCAGGAATATACACCACACAGAGGCTCAGGCGATAAAACTGCACGTTTAAACTCTGTTGCTGATATAGTACGCTCAGGACTTGTGTGGGTTCCACAAACACGTTGGGCAGAAGAAGTCGTAGAGGAAGTTGCAGGCTTCCCATTCATGTCTAACGATGACTTGGTGGATACTACTATAATGGCGTTGATGCGGTTTAGGCAAGGCGGATTCATATCCCTACCGACTGACGAAGCCGAGAGCGAGTCTATGTACAGACACCGTGGCGGATATTACTAAAGGATAAGACGATGGCAATTGAAAAAGGTTTGTACGGCATGCCCGAGGGTATTGACGAAGAGTTGATGGGAGAGCCGGATGCCGTAATAGAAATGGCTATTGCTACTGATGAAGATACACCCGTCGTGGTAGAGCTTGAAGACGGCAGCGTTGAAATTAGTTTTGGCGAAGAAATCGAAGAGATTGACGCCGCGCCGTTTGATGCAAACCTCGCTGAGTACCTAGAAGACAGCCAGCTAGAAGAAGTCTCTGGCGATCTGTGCGAAGCCGTGGAAGGTGACATGGCAGCCCGACGTGACTGGGCAGATAGCTACGTTGCGGGTCTTGACGTGCTGGGCATGAAGTACGAAGAGCGTACCGAGCCTTGGGAAAACTCTTGTGGCGTATATAGTAACATTCTGGCGGAGTCTGCCATCCGGTTCCAAGCTGAGGCTATGAGCGAGACGTTCCCTGCTGCTGGTCCTGTGAAGACTAAGATTCTAGGGGAAGCTACCCAAGATAAAGAAGATGCTGCCTTACGCGTTAAGACAGATATGAATTACGAACTGACTGAAGTTATGGTAGAATACCGCCCCGAACATGAGCGGCTACTGTATTCACTAGGTTTAGCCGGTTCAGCGTTTAAAAAGGTGTACTTTGACCCCGGTTTAGGGCGTCAGATTGCCTTATATATCCCTGCGGAAGACGTGATTGTGCCCTACGGTGCCTCTAATATTGAGTCCGCAGAGCGCGTTACGCATGTCATGCGCAAGACAAAGAACGAAATGGTTAAGCTACAGGCGGCGGGGTTCTATCGGGACGTGGAACTTGGCGACCCTGTGTCGTTTTTCTCTGACGTTGAAGAAGCTAAGGCTGAGCAGTCGGGTGTATCCCTGACCTCAGATGACCGCTACACCGTGCTCGAAGTACACGCTGACCTGAATATTGACGGTGTGGATGGAGCGGATAACGAAGACTCACTGCAAGTCGCAAAGCCTTACGTGGTAACGCTTGAGAAAGGTACGGGAGAGATACTAGCTATCCGCCGTAACTGGAACCCTGACGACTCCTTGACACTAAAGCGTCAACATTTCGTACATTATGCTTACGTCCCCGGATTTGGATTTTATGGACTCGGCCTCATTCATATCATTGGTGGCTACGCTAAAGCTGGCACTAGTATTATCCGTCAGCTCGTGGACGCTGGAACCCTATCTAATCTCCCCGGTGGTCTCAAATCTCGGGGACTACGAGTTAAGGGCGACGACACACCGATTGGTCCGGGCGAATTCCGTGATGTAGATGTGCCGTCCGGTTCTATCCGCGACAACATTATGCCGCTCCCTTATAAGGAGCCTAGCCAAACTCTTTTTGCCTTACTCAAGCAGATCACCGAAGAAGGGCGACGTTTGGGGGCGATCTCCGACATGAACATCTCCGACATGAGTGCTAATGCGCCTGTTGGAACTACCCTCGCTCTACTAGAGCGTACTCTCAAGCCAATGGCGGCGGTGCAATCCCGTGTCCATTACTCAATGAAGCAGGAGTTTAAACTCCTAAGAAAGATCATTGCTGAGTACGCACCAGAAGAGTATCTGTATGTGCCTGACCGTGGTGAACCCCGTGCGCGACGCGCCGATTACGCTATGGTGGAAGTAATTCCTGTCAGTGATCCTAATAGCAGCACGATGGCCCAACGAGTGGTCCAGTACCAAACCGTGTTGCAGATGGCGCAGGCCACCCCACAAATCTATGACCTACCGCAGCTTCATCGCCAGATGATCGAGGTCTTGGGTATCAAGAACGCCGACAAGCTTGTACCGACTACGGACGATATTAAGCCTTCCGATCCGGTAAGTGAGAACATGAACGCTATAGTTGGCAAGCCGATAAAAGCGTTTATTTATCAAGACCATGCGGCGCACATTGCTACCCACCAAGCGTTTATGCAAGACCCATCCATCATGGCGTTCATTGGGCAAAACCCAGCAGCGCAGCAGATTATGGCAGCATTGAGTGCGCATATTGGTGAACACGTAGCCTTCCAATACCGCCAAGAGATGGAGAACAAGCTGGGCGTTACCCTACCTGCACCGAACGAAGAGCTACCGGAAGAGATGGAAGTACTTCTTGCGCAGACTATGGCAGAAGCGGGGCAGCAGCTTACGCAGCAGAAACAACAACAGGCTGCTCAACAGCAGGCCCAGCAACAGGCCCAAGACCCAATCTTTCAGATGCAGCAAGCGGAACTACGACTCAAGCAAGGCGAGCTACAGCGCAAAACCCAGAAAGATCAGGCAGATACACAACTTGATGCCGCCCGCTTACAGCTCGATGCAGAAAAAGCTCAAACCACCGCTACTATTGAAGCGAGCCGCATAGCTACACAGAACGAACAGGCTCAAGCCAAGAATGATTTGGACGAAGCTAAAGCTATTTTGGACATGGCGAAAGCCAATAGAGAGGGGCAGATGCCCCAGTAAGGAGGTGATCCGTTGTCTACTACCGTCTTTGACGTGCTGAACGAAAAACTAACGGGGCTTCAAGGCTCTAGCGAAGATTTCCTGAAAAGTGGCGGAGCTAAAGACTTTGCTGAATATCGGGAAGTATGTGGCGTGATCCGAGGTCTGAACGCTGCATTAAGAGAGATCAACGACCTTTCGCGTAACTATATGGAAGACGATGATGACTGAGACAGTAACAGTTAGTGGAGTCGGCGCTGACGCGTCCGTATCTCCAGCAATGACTGCATTAGAACTAAAGCGCAAAGAACGTATAGAAGAGGAAGCTATAGAAGAGGCAGAGCTAGAAGCCTCTATCCCTAAGCCAGTTGGCTACAGGGTGCTTATTGCCTTGCCTAACGTCGAGGAGACCTTCGGGGAAAGCGGGCTTATTAAGGCAGAATCTACTCGTCGAGAGGAATATATCCTGTCTACTGTTGGGTCTGTACTTGATATGGGTAATGAAGCCTATAGCGACAAAGAGCGTTTCCCTACTGGGCCTTGGTGCAAAGTAGGCGACCATGTGATGTTCCGAGCCAACACCGGTACGCGTTTTAAGGTGAACGGGCAGGAGTTTCGCTTAATGAATGACGACTCTATTGAGGCCGTCGTAGACGATCCGCGAGCAGTTTCGCGTGCATAAGGAATAGACCATGCCTAGACAAAATGTAGAATTTGAGTTTCCCGATCCCGATAAAGATGAATCATCTCAAGAAGTTGAGGTTGATATTGTTGAAGAAGACGCGCCCCTTGAAGTAGAAGGTGCTGTGGGTCGAGAAGACATGAAGTCCGCTAAGGATAAAAATGTTATCCAAGCGGGCGAAGTAGAAATTGAAGTGGAGGACGATACCCCAGAGGCTGACCGTGGGCGAAAGGCGTCCCCGCCGCCAGACGAAGTTACTAACGAAGAGCTAGAGAACTATTCTGATAAGGTTAAGAACCGCATCAAGCACTTTAGTAAGGGCTACCACGACGAGCGCAGGGCTAAAGAAGAGGCTCAACGACAGCAAGAGGCCCTTGAAGCTTACGCTAAAAACTTGATGGCTGAGAACGAAAAGCTAAAGGGTTCGGTAGACCAGAGCCATAATACGCTTATTGAATCTGCCAAAAAACAAGTGCAGGGTGAAATGGCTTTGGCCCAACGTCAGTATAGAGAGGCGTATGAGTCAGGTGAGCCTGATGCTATATTAGAAGCTCAAACCGCTCTAAACGCTGCGCAAATACGTTTAGAGAAAGTTAACGGGTTGAAACCTAAGCAAATTCAGGCTTTACAACCCGAAGAAACTCCTGTAGAACAGGCACCAACGGCACCCCAACCTCAAGTGCAGCGAGACGAAAAAGCAGATTCATGGCGCGACGATAACCCGTGGTTCGGCTCAGACGACGAGATGACTGCCTTTGCATTAGGGTTGCATAACAAGTTAACGAAAGACGGGGTAGACCCCCAATCAGATACTTACTACGAGAAAATCAACTCTCGTATGCGACAAGTATTTCCCGATCAATTCGATGATGGGATAGAAGACGAACCAGAAGTACATGCCAAGCCTAAATCTAGCAACGTGGTTGCCCCCGCCTCGCGGAGCACAGGACCTAAAAAAATTAGGTTAACGCAATCACAAATAGCTATTGCGAAAAAACTTGGGGTACCACTGGAAACATACGCCAAACAGGCTGCTGAACTAATGAGGAAACAATAATGGCTGCAAACAGACTAGATAGAGAGCTACAAACCCGTGAGAAAACTACCCGTAAAAAGGCGTGGAGTCGGCCAACAGTGTTGCCTGATCCTACACCTCAAGAGGGGTACAAGTTTCACTGGGTTCGCGTAAGCACTATGGGTCAACCTGATTCCACTAATGTGTCCTCAAAATTACGTGAAGGATGGGAGCCAGTACGCGCAGAAGACCACCCCGAGATATTTAGCGACGCCGTTGACGACGTGCGTTTCAAAGATAATGTCATCGTCGGCGGACTAATGCTGTGTAAGGCCCCCCTAGAACTTGTCGAAGAGCGTACTGAGTACTATGACAATATGGCTCAGTCTCAGATGCGTTCAGTAGACAATAACTTAATGCGCGAAAATGATCCTCGAATGCCCCTGTTTAACGACAGGAAATCAAAGGTTACTTTCGGCAAAGGAAATTAAACTTAGGAGTTATATACAATGGCTTATCCAACAGTCAGTGCTCCCTACGGCTTTCAAGCAATTAACCGTGTAGACGGTATGCCTTATGCAGGTCAGACTCGCCTTGTTCCTATAGCGAGCACCTACAATACGGCTATCTTCGCAGGTGATTTGGTTAAAATCGTAGCGGCAGGCACAATCGAGAAGTTTACTAGCACTACTA